CTCCGGAAAAATCTTTCATATAAGGATCTCGTGCGAAATTAAAGGTCGTAGTCATATCTGATGTGTTTTTATTTTTGTTAAAATTTTTTGAAATGTAAAATTTTTCACTGCACACACACACATTAACGTATGCACAAACACCATAGAGGTAAAAACCTCTCACAAACACAGACAAAGCGCTTTCAGTTAACATGATGATAAAACTGTATCGTAACCAGAGCCTGCAGAAGAGTCGCTATCGGAAGCTTCTTCATTGTCAACCAAACAAGGATAATCTCTCTGAATTGAGGGCAAACGCTTAAATTGATTATTATATCTCTCATAATCAAAATATCCAAATGCGTTTATATATTGTGCGTAATCTCCATCAACTCCGCGCAATATACTCGTACGGGCACACACTAATTCCAGTTCTCTACTGAAACTATCGAAGTACTCGCGACCATAATGAAAAGCTTCTCTCAAAGCCGATTCAACTGATCCCAACAATTGCTCATGCAATCTATCAGAATCAGTCCACATCAACATTTTCACTATGGAATTAGGATCGATGGGAGACAACATCTTATCTCCTTCACGTACAAAATTTCTTTTAAAAAACTGACACTGATCAAGGTTTTTATACTCTAAACACACTCCATCTTTCATGGCGCTAGTGTAAATAAAACCTTTTTCCTTTAAGAAAAACATAATGGCGTTCATGTTATACCTTCTATCAACTCCTGTATATGAGGTTATAACATCGTCTCCGCCTTTCACTGTCCTTACTTGCTGATCAAAGTCATTTCTCTGCGTAAGAGCTTTATACGTGGCTCTATCGATTATAGAGTTTGAAATACTATTACCTATAAAAGTTAATATATTTCCACTGATCCAACCTCTAAACCATCTATAGAGGATTGGACCTAAAAACACATTGGGCTCAATAAGTTCTTGCGCGAACGTCTTAGCCACAAGCAAATCCTGTTCATTATAACCACACCAACCCAAAAACCAAAAAACAAATTCGAATGTCTGCTGAATTACCTCTCGAGGCATTGATAAATCATAATCTGTATAATCTCCATCAAAACAATACTCCGTCCCGACCTCGGACAAATAATTATACATATCATCCCATTGCGTGGAATGGTTATTCAATCCTTGTGCACACTCAGTCAAAAACGGAAACTGTGAACACAAGCTTATTAAAGGAGAAAAAATACTCCGTGCAAGTAACGTGTTATAAAGATCAACTATGTAAAAAAGTCTAGATTTAATCTTAGATTTTTTAACTACCTCATCTTTCAAGCACG